CCTGCCGGGCTTGATACAAAAGAAGAATAACATACTCTAGCGGTGTCATTTGGACCTCCGCCTGTAATTATAGCAGGACCGTTTACAATAGTTGGCCTACCTAAAGATTCTATAAATATAAATTGATTTCCCAGACCAGGAAGCCATGGAATCGAACTTCTATTCTGACATTCTGAAAAATTAATTTGCAAAGGCTGTACATACTTATATCCAGGTTGTGCTTCAATTTTATACACTTGCATGCGCACTCCTCCGGAAGGTCCACTAGGATCAAGGAGTGGAATTTCAACTGGTCTAGATGTGGAACAAACTTCAATAAATCCTTGTGGTAAAATATTTTCAGATTTAACAAGTGTATTTAAAGTACAGTCTGTATAGTTTACTTGTCTAGGTGTATTTTCAGGTGAAGTATTTTTACTATAGTTAGATATTTTCCATTTTTTACAATTATTAGGTTTTATATCTTCACATATACAAATTTCTCGTTTATCTTCACTGTACCTTTTTCCGTTTTGAAGTACTGTTCCGGTATCAGTTTCTACATACACTGTTTCAATTTTACATTTTCGTTCTTGGTTTACTTTACATTTTTCTACACAATTACCATTATGAAGTTCGGTGTTTCCGAAACAAGGTCTCTGTCCTTGAGGACCTGTACTAGTTCCGGTGCTACTTCCTGATCCGGTAGACGGTAATGTATTCTTATTTAAACATTTTACAGTTGTAGTGTTTACGTCTGTTTGAACTTGTCGTATAAATTGTGAAGTACCATATTGAGGTATTTCTGGAGGTGTTGTTGATTCTACTGTTAATGTATCGGAGGTATCAGTTGGACGCCATGGTATAGTTCGTGAAATGTTAGAAACACAATCTGTATAAAATACATTACCTTGCGTATAGGTAGCACCCGGTATAGGATAAATTTCATATATACCGCATCTACTGTCTACTTTTTCTGTTTTAGTTTCATATATAAATCCTCCTTCATACGCTGTTTCACTTGGACAACATATATCTTCTTGTGTACTTTCATTTACACCAACTTTAGTAGTGCCTTGCGCGCATGAATCTTTAATACATGTTACTACGCCGGTTATTTTATCTAAAATAAACTTGTCTGTAGAACTGTCGCAACAAATTGGCGTTGTGCCGTCTTCTAGCGTTCCTACTTGTACTTTACCGTCTGTACATTTAATAGGTTGCGATCCTGGTATACATTCATAAGACCCGTCGGCTTTAACCCTCATATCAACGGTACCTGTAGGACAGCATCTAGGTGTTCCGTCAGCATTATTACCGAATTTAATAGGTCTATCAGTATCTAAACATTTACTAATTGATGCCTTACATTGATAGTTATTTGTTTGAGAATTATATTCGATAGTATCATCTTGATTAGGACAACATAAACTTATTTCTTTTTCAGGAGCAGTACCTGGAATGTTTAGTAAATCGTTATTCTGAACTTTAAAAGATCTAGTAATTTTGTATGTATTAATCGGGCATCCGCTCGTTATAGTAGGTCCGGTACCTGGTGCTGGAGGTGTTCCACAGTCTGGACAAACACCGTCGGCTCCTTGCGGTCCTTGAAGTCCGGGAGGACCTTGTGGTCCAGAAGGTCCTATTGAGCCGATATCGCCGCGGAGACCTATAGGTCCAGGTGGGCCAGGTTGTCCTGGCATGCCGGGTTGGCCGGCGGGACCTTGAGGTCCAATAGGTCCGGTTTCACCGGGATTGCCAATTGAACCGGCGGGACCTTGGGGTCCTATAGGTCCGATTTCTCCTGTCATGCCAGGCTGGCCGGGAGCTCCAGGTGCACCGGGTGTACCGGGTTGGCCTGCAGGACCGGCAGCTCCAGGCGTACCGGGTTGGCCTGCAGGACCGGCAGCTCCAGGCGTACCGGGTTGGCCTGCAGGACCGGGGCTGCCGGGTTCTCCGCCGGGACCAGGAGCGCCTGCATTTCCCGGTGGGCCGGGTTGGCCTGCAGGTCCGGGAGGTCCAGCAGGTCCGGGGGCACCGGGCTCACCTGGAGAACCTGCTGGACCTTGTATTATATCAGGAGTTTCAGGAAGTCTTTCTATTATTTGGCCCAGTAATCCTTCAATTGGAGGTTCTATAATAGCTATCTCACATCCGGTCTCTAATTTAAATCTAGGTATCCATTCATCAGATCTATCACTACATTCGCCTATATAATTTAATTCTTTAAATTCATCTTGTTCAAGTACAATAACATTCTCTACAACTTTACTTCTTTCCACTAACATAACTTGTAAAGTATTTGTATTGGGTATTTTACAAGTACAGTTTTTATTAGAAATAAAATAGGTAGTTTTCTCGCAAACTGCATCATATATAACTGCCTGATTAACTACTCTGATAAAAGTTCCGGGAGGATATATTTCAGAATTTGTAATTTCATCAGCAGTTTCTACAAAATTTAAAAAATTACAATTTAAATATAAGCAAAGTTCATTATCAGTTATAAGTTTTTTTTCAGGTGTTAAGCTAAGATATGAAGATTTAACTTTTAAAGTTAAATCAGAATTCTGATGATACTCAAGCGGTACAATCTTTGCACCGAAATTATTAACCTGTAAGAGGGGGGTGAATATTGATTCTAACAGTTGGGATGTATAATTTTCATTAGTATTTTCAACCGCGGTGACAGGCCTTGGTAATATCTGATATTTACTAGGTGTAATTGTTGATCCTACTTTTGAGGAAATAACTGAATACTGAAGTTGAGCTTGTGATAGTTTAAGTCCTTGTTTTTGTGAAACTGTAGGAGTGTTAATAAAAGCACTATTCTTAGCCAGATCAGATATCCGGGTATCTAAGCTATTTACTTCTATCGTGCTATTACATTCCTTGCAGTTATTTTCTTCCATATAAAGAGTTACCTTACTACTTTAAAATAGTAGCCTTCGTCGAAAATCTGTTCTACTTTTCCATTTTCTTTGACCGTCTTTATAATTATTTTATAAAATCTATCAGGAAGAAAAGTATTCATATCTACTCTAAAATAATTTCCTTTATTATCTACACTTATTTTTGTTGAACCTGTATCAAAAGGTATTATATAATCGGTTGTAACATAGTCCTGTATGGCATAGTAAGAAGATGTTGGAAGTCTTTTTACTTGTAAAAATCTACTACTTGTTGAATACGTAACAGGTGGGTTTAAATCTCTTGCTGCTATTCTAAATATTTCTTTGCTAGACGATCTATATTGTTTTTTAATATTAGAAAAATAAATAGTAAAATTATCATCTACTTCTGAATAGGAGTTAATTCCAGAATATTCTGAATCATCCCATGTCATTTCAAGGCGCGGAATGTATATAGTATGTGTATCTCTACTAAAGAACTTGACAGATCCTACAAACTCAGAATTTTGTTCTAATTCATCGGTATGCTTAATTATAAATCCATAATTAGGTAATGTACCACTTAACCACTGATGAACAATAGATGTTACATCAATTCTAACGTCCGGTATATGTACATAGTCTAAGGTAATTGATGCAGAAGGATAGGTGTACCATATACCGCCACCTTCAACAGAAGCATAAGATCCAGTTTCGTTTCCACTTAATGATCCACTATACCATTCCGTGCCGGTATTAAAGTAATATCCGTCTCGGTATACCCATGATGCACCTACTGTGCTTTCCGGTTCATTATAATAGTAACTTTGACCATTAACCCAGTTTCTTGCTAATGGATGAACTTTCAATGTAAAAGTAAGCGGAAGTTCTCTAGCTTCTGTAGCTTTTAGAATTAAATAATAATTAGCTAGTCTATTTACTGTTCCAGCCTGTATTAATCGGTTTATATATGGGATGTCAAATTTAATTAATATTCGTGAATTATACGTATCACCCCAGTATATTCCAAATAAGTCTGGAATATTAGGAACAGTTTTATCTAATTCTAATATTTGATCAATGCCGGTATTTCTTCGACTATGTTTTTCATATAAAGTAGTATCATATGTCGGATATATAGAGTAATTCATAATTAATAGTTTAACACTTTACCTCGAATGTCTTTTTCAGGATACTTAACTTCAAATATACAGGGATCAAGAGATGGATATATTATACTATTTTTAGTGGCTAATTCTATATTATACACATTTCCTGAATAACCTAATGTAGTATCGTACAAGTTGTAGATTACCAATCCTGCTACTGTTATAACACCTTGTACATTTGCAATCTCTTTTAAAATACTATTTTTGAAAATCGGCATATTAATTCCCATTTTATCATTTTCAAAAAGATTTTTTACTACGTTTATAGTTTTTAAAAGAACTTCATTACTATTAAATACTTCATTAACTACTATTTGAAAATCTATACCTATATTAATAATATACGGTGTCTTTATATTTACTGCGTCAGTTAACATTCTGTACTGTTTTAAATAATTTAGTAAGTTAAACTTTACAGCATCATTAAGAGGTGAAAAATTTTTATTATCGTCGTATCCTAAAACATATAAATCAATACCGTAAGGATTAAAATCCCAGGCGATTGTTGAATTTAATTCAGGTATTAAAGTATCGACTTCTACGCACGCCTTTGCTATAGTTCCAAACTGTGTAGGCATGGTATAAGCACGTACTATATAATCTTCTTTTGTGACAGCTCTATTTTGAGCTGCAAAATTACTTAAAGCTTCATTACGAATATTCTCAATTAACGGTTGAGATATACCTCCTCGTGCGGGTTGTGGATTATTTACTGCAAGACTTTCTGTTATAGTACTATATGTTACAGTATCTAAGTTTCCGATAGGCGTTGTTATATTAACAGATTCTATAGTTGTAATAGAATTAGCAGTAACATTATCCTGTATGCCGCCCCCTACTGTATACCGTACTGTTAGCGTTGTATTTGAAGGCGCTTTGCCATATGTTTTTGTGTATAAAAAATTTTTTGGATCAATAGATAAATCAACAACTCTTTCGAAATAATCTAAACCAAAACCAACATTGAATGGATTAGGTACAATTTCCTCATCTTGTTCAGAACTTACACCTGATCCAAATTGAATTTCTATTCTAGTATCTGGTCTTAATCTTGTTACAAATCTCCTTTCGGTTTGTTTAAATTGTAAGAGGTACGGTACTGATACTCTATATTGAGATAAATATGGATCATTATACGGTAAATTAGGTAAAGATACTGGTATTAAATCTTGTGAAAGATAAGGTGTTTCATACCATGTATTATTATCCGAATCAACAATATCAATGACCTCTAAGGCATTAAGCTGGGGTAATACTATTTTGTCGTATGGTTTTGGTTCGGTAAATGTAAATTCACTAGTTACTATATTTCCTGATGTTGCTTTTACGGTTTTTTTTAATAAAAAATACTCTATATTACCTCCACTGTCTATAGAATAGATAGATGATTCTGTTGGATCTAGCGAAGAGGAGTAAGAAAAGTCTATATTATCTCTCGTTCTAAACTGTACATTAGTATCTGATCCAACAATCATATTACTACTTATCTGTAAAGCATATCTATAATCAGGTCTAGTATTTTCACCAGATCCTATAGCTGGAAGTAGTTGAAAAATATCAATATCAACTGATGAAGGTGTTATAAATTTAGGTTTATATCCAAGACTATGAGCTATATTATATAAGTTTATATTTTCTTCTACTGAAATTAGAAGAGATTCACGAAGTTGAATATCGGTATAAAAAGATAATATGTCTCCTACTGCAGACGCTAACTCTATAAACATCATGCCTGGAGAAGCTTCATTAAAATCATTATATGTTTCTGGAAAATAATTTCTTACAAAAGTAATTAATTCTCTTCTGAATCCTCCGAAGTCTTTATTAAGATATTTAATATCTTTTTTAAACTTGTCATTCAACGGCCCTCTACTCATATAATATTAAATTTTAATCTACTTCAAATAGTAAATTATCACCAGTTCCAAATAAAGTTATAATTCGATTTGCACCTACGTTTCCTACAGAAAATTCTATTTTTATAATTACATTGTGTTCTATACTTGTATCTGAAATTGCAAAATCATCTTGAGATAATACCTGCACACTTCTTAGTTTTATATAAGGTAGCCAGTATTCGATTACATCTTGAATTTCAAATTGTAAGTTTGATCTATTACTACGAGAATTTAATTCAAACACAAATTCTGGAATAGGAGATCCAAAGTCGGGTTGCATTAATCTTTCACCTCTTCTAGTTAAGAGTAAATTCACTAAGTTTGAAATTGACTGTTCTTCTGTAGTATATGAAAGTTTAAACGGTTTAACATCTTTTACTTTAGGTTGTTTATAGCCTTTACGTATATCTGTTAAATCAGCATTACCATTAAAAGGTAATACTATTCCGACTGCTCTGTCTCTAATAATGTCAGGTTCCTTATAAACTGAAAACTGTGTAGGTATTGGCATATATGTAAATAAATTAAAATAAATTTTTTAATACTTTTACTAGGAATTATCCATAGCTTTAACAATGTCGCGATAATCTCTTGTAAGAGCATCGTAAACGGCTTTATGTTTTTTTGAAGTTGATATTGCATGTAGCTTATTAGTATCTAAAATAGAGTCTGCTTCTTTAGTATCTTCGTCTGCAAATCCGTCGGTTTGTTCAAATACCATTTCAGTTAGCATATTTCGATATTTATCCTGTAAATTAAATTTAGGCTTATGCGACGCTGTAGTATCTCTACTAGTTGATTTTTTTAAGTTAGACGAATTAGATAGACGTGAAGTAAGAGACTCATTAATTGGACTGTTATTTTTGCCTACTTGTTCTTGAAGTTTACTAAAATAATATTCCATCTCCTCTCTTACAACCTTTCTTACACATGTTTCAATTAATTGTTTAAAATCGGTAGTTTTCATAACATTTTAAAATTTTTAAATAATCAATCTATATAATTTATATATGTTTTGTATTTTAGTTTACTTATAGTATTTAAGTATATTTTTAAGAAACCGGTACTGTATATGGTAGTTTTTTTAATACTGTACTGGTAAATACTAATCGGCTACATTGAGGTTTGTTTTTTAATTCTCGAACTAAACAATCTATGTCTGCTAATTTATCTTTAGTCATAAGACTCTTAGATGTAGGTATAAATTGAGTAGGATCTTTATCGATATAGTGCCAGCCTTGCATAGGAGTATTTGTAATAATTAAACCTAATATGAATTTACGAACTGATGAACTACCAGTATTAGGGTTAAGTATACTGCTTTCAAGTTCGTATAATATTATAGGAGAATTGCTTTCGGTAGGCGTACTTAAAGATACTATTTTAGAGACATTAGGTGTTTGAAGAAGTGGTAGATCTGGTATATTCTCTGTTTCTAAACTGACCGGACCTACTTTACATATATGCTTATAAACAATGCCTTGCTTAGGATCTGGTCCGTCTGTAAATAACAAGGTTCCGTCTAAAGATAAATTATAAGAATTTTCTACATCATTTAAACCTTTAACATATTCTAAAGTAATTTTACTTTTAACAGGTACATTTAATTTTTTAATATCTGATAAACCAGTAGAACTATAAGAACCTACTATAATGTCATCAACATATACTCTTACCAGAGATTCATTCCAAGTATTATTCTCACTATTAATCATATGTAAATAATATATACACGGTTGACTTGAAATGCCGCCACCGCCATTATTAGGCTGTCCGCCTCCTAAATTTGGACTTAAATCAGGGTTAAAAGGTATATTAGGCTGTGTAGGTATTCCGCTCTCTTCTTCAGATGTAGGAGTCAAGGGAGATGTACCGGGTACTAGTTCACCTATAGGAGGAGCTATCGGGGGAGGAGATTGCGGAGTAATTACAATAGGTGATGTTTGAGGATTATTTGAATTAGGTACCAGTTCACTAATAGGAGCTATACCTCCTTGAGATGAAGGAACAGCAGATATATTATCGTCTAAATTAGACTCAACACCGCTGCTTGTAAATAATTCATCTACATTAGGATTATCATTTTCTGCTTGTGCATTATTTGCTCCTTGTCCACTACTGCCTCCGCTAGGAAAAAACTTA